GCCAAGCTCGGCGCGGACGCGACGCTCCTGGCGCTCTGTCCCAACGGGGTCTACTACGCGGAAGCCCCGGCCGGGTCAACGCGGTTTGTGATCGTCTCGCTGATCGACGAAGCCGACGCCCTGCAGTTCGGCGGGCGGTCGTTTGAAGACGCGCTCTATCTCGTCGAAGCCCGGATGCTGTCGACGATCGCGGGCGCGGACCCGAAAGCGGCGGCGGCGCGGATCGACGTCCTGCTCGAGCAGCAGAGTCTCACGGCCAGTGGGTATACGTGGATGACCTGTCACCGCGAAGGCCGGATTCGCTTGACCGAAGTCGACGCGGTCGATCCCTCGATTCGGTGGTATCGGCGCGGCGGACAGTACCGCGTGGTGATGAGCACATGACGCCCGCGCTCTCGGTGATCGTCGTGACGAGTGGCCGGCCGCTCCTGACGCGGGCGCTCCGCTCGATTCAGGCGCAACCGCTCGCGCGCCAGGATGAAGTCCTGGTGGTGGGGGCCGGCGCCTTCGTGCGTGAGCAGGCCGCGGCCTTCGGGTACCGCTTCATCCCCGACGGCCCCTTCGGCTGCTGGGGCCAACGCGAACGTCAAGACGCCATGCGGCACGCCACGGGCACCCACCTGGTGTTCATGGACGACGACGACTTCTATCTCGAGGGCGCCTTCGCGGCGATCCGCGCCGCCCTCACGACGCATCCGGCGCGGCCGATCCTCTTCCGGATGCACGAAATGCACGGCCTGGTGCTGTGGAGGCGGCGGTCGCTGCACTGCGGGAACGTCAGCGGGACGCAGTTTGTCACGCCGAACGATCCGGCCAAGCTGGGCGTCTGGGGCCTCAGCCACGAAGGCGACTTCGACTTCATCGTGTCGACGCTCGCGCAGTATCCCCCGCGCGCGCTCGTCTGGGAGCCGGCCATCATTGTCGGCTGTCGGACGCAGGGTGTGCCGGCGGGAACGGCGGTGCCGGCGTGAAAGTCCTGCTCGTGCATCCGGGGGCGAGCGTGTCGACGGCCGACGTCGAAGCCGGTCTGCGGGACGGCTTGGTCGCCCACGGCGTGCAGATCGTCCGCTATCGGCTCGACGAGCGGATCGACTGGTCGCGCCGCGCGCTCTACACCGCCTGGCGCCGCGCGAAGAAACGCAACGCCGCCATCGAGCAGCCGAACACGGCGGATATCTTCTACCAGGCCGGGATCGGGGCGCTCGAGATGGCGCTGCGCCATCAGGTCGGTGCCGTGCTCGTCGTCTCCGCGATGTTCCTGCACCCCGATGTGATCGTGCTGATGAAGCGGGCGGGGTTACGGGTCGTGGTGCTGTTCACGGAAACGCCGTACGACCTCGACAAAGAGCTGGCGATTGCCAAGCTCGTCGACGGCTGCTGGACGAATGAACGGAGCGCCCTCCCGGCGTTTCAGGCGGTCAACCCGCAGGCGGGGTACCTGCCGCACGGCTGGCATCCGGGGCGCCACAAGCCCGGGCCGCAACCGGGCGACGAGGCGGTCGCCGCACACGACGTGGTGTTTGTCGGCTCGGCGTTTCAGGAGCGGGTCGCGTGGCTCGCGGCGATCGACTGGACCGGGATCGACCTGGGGCTCTATGGCTCGTGGGACGCGCTTGGCTCCCGGCATCCGTTGCGACGGTTCGTGAAAGGCGCGCACGTCGACAACGTCCAGGCGGCGGCGCTCTACCGCCGGGCGGCGATCGGCTTGAACCTGTACCGCACGTCGGCGGGCTGGGGCCGGCACGCGCCGTCGATCCCCTACGCGGAGTCGCTGAACCCCCGCGCGTATGAGCTCGCGGCGTGCGGGGCGTTTGCGCTCAGTACGTATCGGAAAGAGATCCCGGAAGTCTTCGGCGCGCTCGTGCCGACGTTCGAGACGGCGGCCGACGCGTCGGCGTTGATCCGGCGCTGGCTCCGCGATCGCGACGGGCGGGCGACCGTCCAGCAGCATCTCCCGGCCCGGGTGGCCGAGGCGTCGTGGCGCAATCGGGCGACCACGATCATCGGCGACCTCGAAACGCTCGTGCCGCGACGGGCGGCCTAAGAGCCGGGAGAAGAACCACATGGCCAGATACCACGGGAACAAAGGCGCCGTCTATTCGAGCATCACCGGCACGGGCACGGCGACCTCAGTCGCCTCGCTCAGCAAGTGGTCGCTCAACATGGCGACCGACAAGGTCGACGTCACGGCGTTCGGCGACCTCAACAAGACCTATGTCCAGGGCTTGCGGGACGTCAAGGGGACACTGTCGGGCTTCTGGGAAGATTCGCAGGACGTGCTCTTTGACGGCAGCGAGTCGACCGACGGCGTGAAGCTCTACCTGTATCCGGCGTCCACGGCGCCGACGGTCTACTTCTACGGGCCGGCGTGGCTCGATGCGTCGATTGATGTCGGGGTGTCCGGCGCCGTGACGCTCTCGGGCAGCTTCGTGGCGAACGGCGCCTGGGGCCGGAAGCCGTAAGCCGTGCCGGTGACGGTGCGCGGGGTCGACGCGCGGCTCGTCTGGGGGTATCTCCCGGCGGGCACGCTTGGCGCCTACACCGTGACCCGCGAGTCGGGTCGGTGGACGCTCACGGCCACGGTCGTGACGTCCGACGCCTTCCGGGTTGCACAGCACCCGCTGGCGTTTGTCGCCCCCCATACGCACGGGGCTTGGCGCTGGCCGATTGCCACGCTGTCGATTGTGGACGGGACGCTGACCGCGTCTCTTGGTCCACCGGAGCTCTGAACGATGCCGTCCCGGTTTGTCCGACCCGATACGACCGTCCTGAAGATCTCCCGCGGCGACACGCTCACCGTCAAGCGCCGGCTGACGCACGGGGAAACGATCGCCAGCTATGCGCGCATGTATCTCGCGAGCGCGGACGGCCAGCGCGCGGTCAACCCGCTCCAGGTGGGGATGGCGATCGTCACGAGCTACTTGATCGACTGGTCGCTCACGACCGACGACGGGGTCCGCGTCAACATCCGCGATGTGTCGGTGGAGGCGCTCGAAGCAATCCTGAACAGCCTGGAGCCCGAGTCGTTCACGGAAATTCGGGAGGCGATCCAGGCGCACGACGCGGCGATGCAGGCGGAACGCGAGGCGGAAAAAAACGGCCTGGGCACCGAGACTGGATCGCCAGTGATCTCGCCCTCGCCCTCCGGTGTCACTGGCCCTACGAGTGGGTACGCGATCTCGACGCCGACGTCTACGCCATTCTCATCGACGAATTGAACCGGGAGTCAGATTAGGTGTCTAAGTAGACATGGCTAAGACCGCCGAAGAAAAGAAAGCCTACGCACACGCCTATTACGTGGCCCACCGTGAGGCGATCAAGGCACACGTACGAGCGTACACCGCAGCCAATATAGACAAGATTCGAGCAGCTCGGAAGGTGTTCCGGAACGTTAATAAGGCGCGCCTCAGCGTTAAGGCTAAGACGTACTACAAAGCCCACCGCGACACAATCATCGCTTATCAAAAGGCTCTTCAGGTAGCTAAGCGGGACGCGGTGAAAATCTACAAGAAAGAATGGTGGGCGAAGAACCGTGAACAGTTCGCAGAAAAACGGAAACGTCCGGAGGTTCGTGCACGGATCAGGACCGTGAATAAGAAGTGGTATCACGCGACCTACCACACGAAGCACCGCGCGAAATTCCTGGCACGCAACGCCAAGCGACGCGCGCTCAAGGTGCAGGCACCATGCGAACCGATTGATTTCATGCAAGTACTCCGAGACTGTAAAGGCTTGTGCGGTATCTGCAAGAAACCTCTTGACCTGTTCGGTATTGATTTCGACCACATCGTGCCGCTGTCGAAAGGCGGCACCCACACCAACGACAATATTCAGGCAACGCACGCGTACTGCAACCGCTCGAAAGGCGCAAAGGTCGGTTAGATGGCTATCACGGGAACCTTTGTCGCCGACTTCGAGCAGTTCAAAGCCGCCACGGTGGAGGCCAATACCGCCTTGAAGGCGTTTGAGGATACCTCGGTCCAGGCGGGCGCGGGCATCGGGAAGATGGAACGCGCCGCGGCCGACGCGGCGCCCCGGGTCAATACGCTGCATCAGTCGCTCGGGCAATTCGACGGCATCCTCGCGTCACTCGGCTTACACATCGGCCCGGAGATCCGCGCGCTCGGGGAACTCGGGGACGCGGCCGGGAAGAGCGCGACGCAGATGGGCCTCATCGGCACGGCGGGGCTCGTCGCCGCGGCGGCGCTGGGCGGGTGGAAGATCGGGCGCCTGGTCAGCGACTTCTTTGGGCTGGATGAAGCGATCGGGAACGCGACGGCGAAGCTCTTAGGGTACGGCGACGTCGCGGGGCAAGTGGGCGGCGCGAAGCAGGACGTCATCACCTTGGCGATCAAGCGCGGGGCGGACGCGGCCATCTCCTACGGGGACGCGCTGAAGTACAACGCCGACTGGTTCGTGAAACATCAGCAGACCGCGAAAGACGACGCGACGGCGGTCAAAGACGCGGCCGACGTGGAAGCCGCGGCGGCGAAGAAAGCGGCAGCCGAACTCGCCAAGTGGCAGGACGCGATGGTCGAGCTCGACTCGGCCGGGGAAGGCTGGCAGGGCACGCTCGAGGGGATGGACGGCGCCGTCGTCGAAGCGATCAAAGGCTACCTCGAGGCGGGCGTCTCGCAAGGCGCGCTGGCGACCGCGTACAACCTGACCGCGACACAAGTCAAAGCCGTGGCGAGCGAACTCACCGCCGAAACCGCCGAGGCGACCAAGTCCGCCGAAGCCGCGAAGCAAGCGGCCGATGCGGCGGCGCATTGGGCGGACATCATGGCGGAGCTGAACTCGGCGGGCGCGACCTGGCAGGACACGCTCAACGAGATCGACGGCACGGTGGTCGAAGCGATCAAAGGGTATCTGTCGGCAGGCGTCAGCCAGCGGACGTTGGCGGAAGCGTACGGTCTGACGGCGACGCAGATCAAAGCCGTCGCGAGTGCGCTCGCGGCCGGGGAAATCCCCGAGAAAAAAGAAGTCGCCGCGGTCGCCGATCTCACGCAGATGGTGCGCACGTTGGGCGGCGAGTACTTGAAGGCCGCGGACGCGAAGGCCCGACTGAGCGGCGGCAGTTCCTTCACGTACGACCTCACGACCCAGGCCGGCGTCGAGCAGTACCGGAAGATGAACACCGGGATGGAGATCACCTGGAGCAACCAGCAACTCATGGACTTCGCCCGGCAAGGCGGGACGCTGCAGCAGCTCTTCGCGATGGGCGTGATCCACATGAAGGGCTTCGCGGGCGGGGTGAGTGACGCGCCGGGCGGGTGGGGCATGGTGGGGGAGAACGGCCCCGAAGCCATGTACATCCCGAAGGGCTCGACGATCCTGCCGCACGGGCAGAGTCCGGGTGGGGGCGGCGCCCAGGTCATTCAACTCGTGGTGGACGGGCGCGTGCTCGCGCGCGTGGTGAATGACTACACGATGAAGTCGCTCAAGCAACGTCAGCCCTTGCCGTCATGAGTGCCACCGACGTCTTGCTGACGCTCTCGGGGGTGGACGTGACCGGCAACGCCCGCTGGGGATCGTGCGCCATCCAGGACGTCTTGAACGCGGCCCCGAATACCGCCACGCTCGCGCTCGACATTCGCCCGACCGTCGGGCAGGACGTCAAGATCGGGCTGGGCAGTCTCGCGACGAGCGATCTGCTCTTCGGCGGCACGATTCAAGAGGTCGGGGAAAGCTATCAGGATCTCTATCAGAACCTGATCTGGCCGGTGACGTGTACCGACTACACGTTCCTGATCAATCGGCGGCGCCCGTTCGGGACGTGGGTCGCGACGAGTGCCACGACGATCGCCCAGTCGCTTGTCACCAACTACGCCAGCGGGTTTACGTCCGTCGGCGTGGCGGCGAGTCTTGAGGCCGTGTCGATCGTCTTCGACGGGTCCGACGATTTCATGACGTGCATCGGGCGGCTGGCCACGCTCATCGGCGGGTACTGTTACGTCGACTACGGGAAAGACGTGCATCTGTTCCTGACGGAAGTCACGAGCGCGCCCAATCCGATCGACGCGACGCATCGCCCCTTGAATGAGCCGGCGCCGATCACGTTCCACACCGACGGCAGCCAGGTCAGAAACCGCGTCTATGGCAAGGGGCACGCGGACCCGACGCCGTGCGCGGTGCTCGCGGCGGACACGATCGTCCCGCTCGTCAGCACGGTCATGTTCGGGACGGTGACGGCCGGCGGGACCGCGCTGGCGGGCACGACGTCGGACGGGGCACAGTCGCAGATCCTCACGTATACCGGCGTCCAGGCCGGCGGGGCGGGCTCGTTTGTCGGGCCGGGCGTGGCGCCCTCCGTCAAGCCAACGCTACGCGGGGCGGTCGGCGCGGGGTTCAGCGATGGCGACCGGACGTGGGCGTATACCTGGGTCACCGCGGCGGGCGAGTCGCTGCCCTCGCCGCTCTCGGTCACGGTGACGGCGGCCACCGTCCCGACGCCGGGGGCCATTGACGCGGTGACGACGGGCGCCGTCGTCGTGGGCGGCCCGCGGGCGGGCGCGATCCAATACGCGCTGACGCTCGTGAAGTATGACAGCGGCGCGCAGTCGGTGATCGGCCCGGTCTACAGCAGCTATACGGCGCTCGGCAATCACAACGTCGACATCCAGGTGACGCTGACCGCGGCGATGGTCGGGTACGTCCTCTCGATCACGCGCAGCGATGATGCGGGCGTGACGTGGTACGGCCCCAATGGCGTGGGGCTCGCGAGCGACGGCCTCCACACCGTGACCGTGTACTCGGGCATTATCGGCTACGTCTGGCACGCGACCGACGACTTCTTCAACGCGTCGAACTACGTCACGAGTCCGCCGACGACCGGCGCGGGCGCGATCTCGAACCAGGCGGCGATCAGTGGCGTGGCAATTGGCCCGACCGGCACCACGTCCCGCAAGATTTACCGGACCGTCGCGGCGGGCTCGCAGCTCAAGCTCCAGCAGACGATCGCCAACAATACCGCGACCACCGGCGTCACCGATGCCACGGTCGACGGCTCGCTTGGCGCGAACGCCCCGACCTCCGATACGTCGGGGTTGACGCAACCCACGGGGCAAGTCAACGCGGGCTCGACCTCGATCCTGACGGCGAGTGCCGGCCCCTTCAGCGCAACGGGCGGCTGGGCGATCGCGGCCTCGTCGACCTGGGTCCGCTACACCGGGATTTCGGGGAACACCATCACCGGCATTCCGGCAAGCGGGGCCGGGGCGCTGTCGAGCACGGTGAAGTATGGCGACCGCCTCGATCCCGCGCCCGCCTTGACGGGGGTGACGGGGAACACACTCGCGATGGACGCGGGGACGCCCGTCTCGATCTGGGTCCAACGCAACGACACCGCAGCCCAAGCCTACATGGCCTTGGCGGAAGGCGGCGACGGCATCCGCGAATACCTCATCATCGACGCGCGGCGCGGGGAAGTCTCGCTGACCGCGCTCTGCGACGCCGACCTCGAGAAGTTCGCCCGGCCGCTCGTGTCCGTGACCTACTCGACCAATGACCCGTTGACGCGATCGGGCAAGTCAGTGTCCATCAGTCTCGCGATCGGGACATGGGATGTGATGTTCGATCCGCTCGTCTTCGGCGATGTGATCTGGGGCGAGGCGGGCAGCTTCACGATCCAGTCGGTCGACATCGCCTTCGATGCCCCAGGCGCCTATCCGCGCTATACGGTCCGGGCCGCGTCGACCTATGTCAGCCTGATCGATTTCCTGTTGCGGCAGCTCCCGCTCGCAGCGTAAAGGTCCGATGGCTGTCTTGATTACCGCAACCGGCCCGACGGCCCTGCGGACGTATGTCTTCCCGGATGCCAACGCCACGATGTTGACATCGGCGGCGGCCGTGACGCCCGCGCAAGGCGGGACGGGCCTGGCGACGTACGCGGTGGGCGACTTGCTCTATGCGAGCGGGGCGACAACACTTGCGAAGTTGGCGGATGTCGCCATCAATCAGGTGCTCGTCTCGGGTGGCGTGGGGGTCGCGCCGGCGTGGAGTGCCAACCCGACCATCAGCGGCTCGATCGCGGTGACCGGCGATATCAACGCGAATCACGACGTCGTGCTCGCCAATGCCCGCTTTCTCTACTGGGGCACGCGGACGCTGTTCGCCTCGCCGGCGGACGGGCAACTCAACATCTCGAATAACGCCGCGGCGGCGGGCGTGGGCTTCGACGTCGCGACCGACGCGATCCTGAAAGTCCGCACCCGCGCGCAGTCTGCCGACGCGGCGATGAAAGCCTCGTTCTATACCTCGTCCACGATCGCGGCGCTGACGATCACGGCCAACGTGATCGCGCCGACGGCGCTCATTCATCAAGTGGGCGCAGGGTTGATCAAGACCATCACCGTGCCCGCGACGATGGCGTCGCCGGGCTTTCTCTTCATTCTCCCGACGGCCGCGTTCACCTACGACGCGACGGGCAACATCCTCGTGCCGGCGGGCGGCGGGACGGCCGTGGTCAACAAGCTGATGGTGTTCGTGTGGGACTCGACGAAGTGGACGCCGTCGTACTAGGAGAACTGAATGGCTGAAACGCTCACGCTCACGACGCCCGTCACGCAGACGCGCACAACATATCAACTGACCGGGCTGAAACTCGATTGGCCGGGCGCCTTCATCGAATGCCGCTTGCTGGGTTCGGACGGGATCGAAGTCGTGCGGACGTACACCGGCACAGCAGCGACGGCGAAAATGTCCGCGCTC